GTGGGCGAGCATGTCCCCCAGCCTGGCGACTTCGGCCTATGCCGGATATCCGGGCTCACTGGTGTTGCCGTGTCCGCTGGCCAACGCCTGATCGGCTCCGGTAGCTATTTCACGCACGCGTTTGTCTATGTCGGCAACGGCGAAGTGGTTCAGGCCCAACCGGGCGGAGCTAAGCGCATGCCGCTGAGCGACGCAGTGAGCAACCACAGCCGCGTAGCGTACTCATCCTTTCCGCTGGCCCCTGTTCAGCGTGCTGCCATTTTGGGTGCGGCGACGTACCTGATTGGCACCCCGTACAGCTTTGCGGATTACGCGGCCATTGGTGCTCGTCGGCTGCTTGGCATTGCTGCGCTAGAACGCTTTGTGCGTGATAGCGGCCACATGATTTGTAGCCAGTTCGTCGACGAGTGTTATCGGCGCGCTGGCTTTGAACTTTTCCCCGGGCGAATTCCGGGCGACGTTGCACCGGGCGACCTTGCCAGACTGATTGGAGCGTAGCTATGCCAGCCTGCGGAGCATGCGGCAGCACTGCGCTTGTCGTCTGGGTAAGGCGCCCTAGCGATGCTGAGCTAGCGGCGATTCCTGCTGAGCATGGCGGAGAATCCGCGAACGCCGGTAATACCACGGTCGCTGTGTACGCCTGCGGATCACATGCCATTTCCGCTGATCTAGGCGCCCTAGTCCACCAGGCCGCATGCGCTGGTCCTTCTAGCCCTGCCTTGCCTGACTGCACGTGCACCCCGGAGCCTGCCCCTGTGGCTGTACCGGAGCCTGTGCAGGAGCTACCGGCTGGGTGGCAGTAGGCCCATGGCTAAGCGTCCCTGCCTGGTGTGCAGGCGTCTGACTACCAACCCTTCCCGCTGTGCTGTATGCCAGGCCAAGTACATGGCAGGGCGTGAGCGGCAGCGTGGCAGTGCTAGCCAGCGTGGGTACACCAGTGCCTACCGAGTAGTAGCTAAGCAGGTGGTGACAGAGCACAGGGCAAGGCACGGCGGTTGGTGTCCTGGCTACGGCGTGCCCGATCACAGGACCCACGATCTGACCATTGACCACATCATTCCGCTTGCCCATGGTGGCACGCACGACCGTGCCAATCTTCGTGTGCTGTGCAGGGGCTGCAATGCCCGCAAGCGTGACTCTCTGTAGGGCTATGCCCGCACTCCCCTGCCCCGCTGTGATGGCATAACCATGCATGGTCGTGCCCCGCGAAGTGCATATGTATGCGATGACGGGGGGTGGGTCAAAGTCCAGCGAAGATCATCCCAGGGACCCGGCTCCCATGGCTGGGGACACCGCTGCGAAATTAGGGCCCCGGGGGTCTAGCCCAGAAACGCTCTAGAACTGCATAAAAATGCAGAATTCACGTCCGGCAGGGGGTAAAGCGCATGGCTGTGGGCCGTCCGCCCGTCCCCACGGAGCGTAAGCGAAAACTGGGAAATCCTGGCGCCCGCCCTTTGCCTGATCCCGCCACTGTCCTTGACACTGCGCCAGTCGCCATGGCTGCACCTGCACATTTGGGCCCGTCCGGCGCTGAGCTTTACTCACGGATCGTTACCGGCGCTGCCTGGCTTGCTGACACGGACCGCCCGACGCTGGAATTGCTCTGCGAAAAGGTCGACCGACGCGAGCAGATGAAGGCCGAGCTAGCGCGCGGCGATTTGGTGCTCTTCACGGATAAGGCTTACGCCTATCCCAACCCGCTCGTCGGCATGCTCAGCACCATCGAAACCGAGATTGCGAAGCTATTCAGCGCGATGGGTCTGACGCCTACCGACCGCACGCGCATGGGGCTCGCCGAGGTGAAAGCCCGAAACGCATTCGAAGACTTCCTAGCCAAAAAGGCTGGGGCGTAGCACATACGGATATCCGGAGGTGATGGCGTGCCACGCTGGCTTACGCGGTTCCTCCATTGGAGCCACATCGTTCGGTCACCTGCGCTGGCTTTCCACGATTCCGTCAAGAACATTGACTGGTCGTCTGTCGCTGAGGGCATGGCCAAGTATGAGGACGCGTACCGCAAGGAAGACGGCGCACGCATCCTGGCTTGGTATGAGGCGCGCGAGGCTTGGCGTAAGGCGAACGAATGAGTGCCCCCTATCTGCTGACCCCGGTCACTAAGGCGGATGTCAAGCGGGGCGATGGCGCTGACTTCGTCGACTTCTCGCAATCCTTCCTGCGGATCACCAAAGACTCTGTCGGTGGGTCCAGCGGCGAACTGCTTGTCTTCCGGGACTGGCAGTGCCAACTGTTCGGCCGGTTGCTCGCACGGCGCCCTGACGGCCGTTACAAGCATCGCCAGGCACTCGTGGGCATGCCCCGCAAGAACGGCAAGAGCGCCGTAGGTGCCGCGCTGGCTATCTTCGGCCTGGTGTCCGGTCCCCGTGGTGGTGAGGTCTACTCCATCGCCGCTGACAAGGAACAAGCGCGAATCGTCTTCGGCACTGCCAAGAAAATGATCGAGATGGCGCCAGAGATGGCGAACTCTTTCAGGGTGTACCGGGACGCTGTTGAGCTACCGGCAACCGGGTCTGTGTACCGCGTGCTGTCTGCGGAAGCCTTCACCAAAGAGGGACTCAACCCGCATCTGACGATAGCCGACGAAGTCCACGCACAGCCCACCCGTGAACTCTGGGACGTCATGAGCCTTGCCTCTGGCGCTCGCGTAGAACCCATGATGGTGGGCATCACCACCGCTGGCGTGAAGTCGGATAGCTCCGGTGGCGACAGCCTGTGTTACGGCATGTACCAGTACGGCGAGAAGATCATTCGGGGCGAGATCAACGACCCCGCTTTCTACTTTGAGTGGTGGGGGGCGCCGGAAGGTGCCGACCACAAGGACCCAGCGGTATGGGCAGCAGCGAATCCGGGCTTCAACGACATTGTGAGCGAAGAGGATTTCCACTCCTCCGTGCTGCGGACCCCGGAAGCGGAGTACCGAACCAAGCGGATGAACCAATGGGTGTCGACGGCGCAAGCCTGGCTACCCGCTGGCGCTTGGGACGAGTGCGCTGGCGACGCTGAGAGCATCGAGCCGGGTACCGAGGTGGTCCTAGGCTTTGACGGCTCGTTCAACAACGACTCAACGGCGCTTGTGGTGGTTACCTGCCCCCGGGGCGAGGATGACAAGCCCCACATTGACGTCGTGGCAGCGTGGGAAAAGCCTACGGATGCCGGGCAAGACTGGTCAGTCCCCATCTTCGATGTTGAGGACGAGATACGTAAGGCTTGCCGACGCTGGCAGGTTCGCGAGATTGTCTGTGACCCGTTCCGCTGGGCGCGCACGTATCAGATCCTCGAATCTGAGGGCCTCCCGATCGTTGAGTTCCCGCAGTCCCCCGCGCGCATGGTTCCGGCGACGCAGCGCTATTACGAAGCCGTCATGAATAAGACGCTGACTCACAGCGGCGACCCGCGCCTAGCGCGCCATCTCTCGAACTGTGTCCTGCGGACCGATTCGCGCGGCTCGCGCCTGAGTAAGGACGCGAAGGGCTCGCCCCGAAAGATCGACCTTGCCGTGTCCGCTGTGATGGCGCTGGAGCGAGCCTGCCAAGAGGCGGAAGTCATTCCCGAACCCCAGTTCTTCAGTTGGGCGGATCTATAAGGACGTGACACATGAAGTTCAGTCGACGCCTGATAGGCGAAATCGCCGATGTCACTGGCATTGGTTGTCTGGTAGGCGCCGGTTGGGCGTTCAACACGATTCTTGGTCTGGCGCTCGCTGGCGTAGGGCTTATCGTCATTAGCGCTGTGGTGGTGGACAAGTGAGCCTTGCCCGTAGAGCCGGTAAGGCCATTCGAGAGACCCGCTTTTATGCGCCCTCTGGCGCCGGTGATCCGTGGTCCATTCCCAGTAACGGCAGTCTCGCCGCGTACACGTCCGCTGGCGTCCCTGTCAACGACGAAACAGCGATGCAGCTACTTGCCGTGTCTGCCTGCGTTCGTCTGCTGTCTGATGCTGTCAGCGGTCTGCCCTTCGATTCCGTCAAGGCGGATGGTGAGCTGCGGAAGACCGTCGAGCCACCACCTGTCATCATCGCTGACCCGTTCGGCGGAGGTGCTACGCCCGGTCTGCCTACGCGTCGCCAAGGCTTCGTTCAGATGATGGTTTCGCTGCTGCTGCGCGGGAACGCCTATTGTCTGGTGCTGTCTAAGGACAGTTACGGGCGCCCCACACGGCTGATGGTGGTTCACCCCGATCGTGTGGACTGTGAGTTTGACGGGAGCGGTCGCCGGAAATACGCGATTGACCGTAAGCCCGTGCCCGACGCTGGCGACATTGTCCACATCATGGGAATGGGCTTCCCGGAGTCTCCCACGGGCCTAAGCGTCATCAGCTACGCACGACAGGCCATCGGCCTAGGCCTTGCCGCTGAAGAGTTCGGCGCACGGTTCTTCGGTGAGGGCGCCCACATGACGGGTGTCGTCGAGATTGAGGCGGACCTAGACAAGGATCGCGCGCGCACCATTAAGGAGAATTTCTCTGCCTCGCACAGCGGGCTGAAGAATTCCCACACGGTGGGCGTGCTGACTGGCGGAGCCAAGTGGAAGCCAATCAGCGTCACGCCCGAAGACGCGCAGTTCCTCGGCACGCGCGCTGCGCAGAATCTCGATATTGCCATGCTGTTCGGCATCCCGCCACACATGCTGGGGCAGGTCGACAAGACAACCTCTTGGGGCACGGGCATTGAGCAGATGGGCCTAGGGTTCCTCGCCTACTCGCTGTCCGCGTGGCTGGGCCGTTTCGAAGACGCCTGGTCGACCATGCTGCCCCGCCCGCAAAGCGCCCGTTTCAATGCTGACGCACTTCTGCGCACTGATACAGCGGGTCGGTATGCGGTTTACTCCGCTGCCCGTTCGGCCGGAATCCTCACCACCAACGAAATACGCGCTCTTGAGAATTACGCGCCGGTTGATGGTGGCGACGATATCGCGGCGCCGCTGAATTCATCCGCACCGAAGCTGACCAAAGACAACGGCGCTTCGCCGAGTGCACAGAAAGCCGACGCGTTGGGAGCTGTTCTCTGATGACCGATTTTTCAAGCCGTGACTCACGGCGCAATGTCCGCGAGGATCGCAGGCGCCCGTTCGAGGGTATGGAGCTGCGGGAGCAGTCCAACGGCACGTTGCGCTTTACGGGCTATGCGTCTGTGACTGAGACCCCGTATGACATGCAGGACTTCCTAGGTGACTACACAGAGGTTGTCCGGCGCGGGGCGTTCAGTAAGACGTTGGCCGAGGGCGCTGATGTCCCGTTCAAGTTGAACCATGACGGCATGACGCTCGCTCGCACGAAGAGCGGCACCATGCGACTGTCGGAAGACTCCACGGGCCTGCACGTCGAGGCGGACCTAGACCCGGGCAACGGGCAGGTGCGGGATATCCGCTCCGCCATGGACCGGGGCGACCTTGACGAGATGAGCTTTGCCTTCCGCGTGACTCGCCAGGAGTGGTCACCGGACTGGACGCAGCGCGACATCACCGAAGTGAACCTCAACAAGGGTGACGTCAGCATCGTGAACTACGGGGCCAACCCGCACACTCAGGGGCTTACCTCGCTGCGTAGTGCGCTGACTGACGGCACGATCACACGTG